CCGGCACTCAAATTGCACGCTCATTTGCAGTACACGCAAAGCCACAGGACGGTTTCCCCGTGTTCCCGGTACGCAATGCCAGCTCCTGGGTATCGGTACTCGTTGCAACCATCGCAGAGTACTTCCCCCGTTGGCTTGGCCGTAGTTGATCCATCATCGTGGATTGTCGTGGCAGTGCCGTTGGCAATGTAGGTGATTTCTCCCATTACTTTACCGCAGCTATCTTTGGAACCCACTTGCCTTCGGCTGAGAGTACGAACCAGTTTGTCTCGCATTGCTCACCTGAGTTGAGAGTCTTCGGGCAACTCATGCCATAGTAGGAACGCCCGTTCTTTTCGCCTTCTCGCACAACACGATCACCGTGCTTGCAGTGCCAGGCATCCATGGCATCAGGCGTAACCGCTGGCGTGGCCCATGGATCGTATTGCTCCTGGTCAGTCTTCTTGATTGTCGTGACGGTGGCCTTTGGAGCTTCTTGGCGATTGCGTATTTCATCGGCACTAGCAATCTTCTTCGAAGCTAGGCCTACTGCAATGGCGCACCTACCCCAGGCACTGGTTTCAGCGTTCATCAGTTCGCTGCCCTTTGTGTATGGCGTGCGACCCGGTACTTCCTCCCAAGCACACGCGATGGCTGGGCACGGATCAAACGGGTCACGATAGAAGGCTGCCGTGTAAGCAATATAGGTAACGCCGCCAATCTCTACGATTTTAAACGGCTCAGATGGGTTTGCTGGTCTAAATACACCTTCCGGGTAGATCTCCTTGGTCTTGCGCATGCGCTCAGCTACATCCACATAATCGTCCATGTTAAAACTCATAACATCATCCCTTCATCTACGGCTCGCCAGATAATGCACTGGTTGCCATTGTTATTCTTGCGTGTCAGGCCTGAGTCAATAATGAAACCCTGGCATTCTAAAGACTTGCGCAAAGGTCTAACCGAGTTGCCTGGTATAGACAGGATTGCTTCGATTTCTTGATCCGTGGCCCCGCGTAATCCAGCCCGAATCAGCAGCTCGTAAATCTTTAGGCGTAGTGACCCAGTTTCTGGGTACTTGCGGATTGCCGCATCAATTGAGGTGCGCTTGGCTTTGCGTGCAATTATGACTGAGTTATCGCTGACTGTTGGCGGCTTCACGCTTGCCCACTGCCTTCCCTAAGTCAAACCCGGCTCTGTGGCCCTGATCTAGCCCTATCTCACGGCCTAGCAAGTAGCCTGCAATCATTGGCAAGCCTAAAACTATGACTGATCCCAGGAATATACCCGCATCAGATAGAGTCGAAAGAAAATCAATCACTTTAAATCCTCGCTTTCCATTCTCCAGAAGGTTTGAATCGTCTTGTCCATGTCGAATCGGTAGTGCCCGCCAAGGGGCTTATATGCGGTGATCTTCTTATCGCGTACCAAGCGGCGCAAAGTAGCTGGTGTCACTTCTAAGATTGCAGCCATTTCCGTGGTGCTTAAGTATTCAGGTTCCATGACGCTCACAACGCATTCCATGATCCGGGATAGTCGGTCAGGATTACGACTTCGCCCGTGCCAATATCAAAGGCTGCTTCATGAGCTTCAGCAATTGATTTCAGGAATGCGGCAGCCAGAATGTAATCCGCGTAGGTATCAACCCAGTGGGCAAACGCCCAGGCATAAGAGATCTTGGTGTTGTCCAGGATTGGCTCGAAGCGACCTGCTTTGCTTTCCCAATCCTTGCCCCACCGCATCGAGGTTGTAGTCAAATGCTCAAAGTCGTTCTGAGTTAATTCCAGCGTGATTTTCATCGTTGGATACTCTTGACTGAGCAATCGCCGCAAACCGCCCAGGTAAGTTGACTGAGAGTGATCGGGCTGGTGAATGTAAAAACCTTCGAATAAGGCTCTAATCGGTTGCAGTATTCGCACTTGAGAGTTTGTGTAGCTTGAGACATGTGAGGCCCTTCGTCTATATCGCCGTGTTGCGATGAACCAAACATACACGATATGTACGAGATTTACGACATCAACGGCGTTCGGCGTGTCTAACGCTCCAGGAGGATGGTGTAGATGTGGTCTAGGCGGGCCTCCAGCCTGTTGACCTGCTCCTTGAGACTATGCCCGTTCGCCTTGGGCCCTATTTCGGCCATGATCGAGCGCACGATAAACCTGACGGCTGCGTATAGTCCAGACAAGATGGCCATCACGCCTACGATGACGGCCACCCATGCCTGGAGTTCCATATTACTTCTTGCTTACGGTTATGGCTGCATCCTTAGGATCAACGGCGCGGAGTACCGGGCCAATGAAGCCTGCTAGGAGGGCGTTAAGCAGCACTTTAGGATCCGTGATGCCCGCTAAATAGAGAGCTGCTACTGAGGCCAGTGATGCTCTGAGATACGACAAGGCCGCCGTTTTGAGTTGTGAGTTCATTTCTTGTCTCCTTGTATTTTCTTGATTAATGCCTCCGCTTTGGCGGCACTAATATTTATCTCGAAGTGCATTTCATCCTTGCGGTTCTTGTAATCGCCTCCCCAAAGGCAACCATATTTATGAGCCAGGGCCCGGATCATGGGAACCTTGAGTGGATCAAAGGTATTTGTCTGGCCTAAAGGGTGCTTTGACGCGTTTAGATCTAGGGCAGTTCCAGATGAATGATTGCTCAGCTTTGTGGTTTGCCCCCGGATTGGCCTGTAACAATATCCCCAGTCATCAAGTGATCCAACATCCAGCGGTTCAATCAGCTCATGGAATTCAGCAGCTAATCCAATGAGCAAGGGTGCAACCGCTTCAGCGCATCGCAGCTTGATTGCCGTGCCTGGCACTGGATAGGACTTAATTCCTAACTCAACCTGATCCTTTGAAGCTGGCCAACCGTTTGCGCTTGTCTCCATTAAAGTCCAAGTGCCTTTAAATCTTCACTAGTTATCCCCAGTGCAGCAAGTTTTGCTTCTGCTGCTGCTTTTTTAGCCTTTGCATCCGCTTCATCTTGAGCCCATTGTGCTTTTACTAACTCAATACCTGCTTCATATTCTGCTTGAGTGATTGGCTCTGCATCTGTCCAAATGACTTGATTGAAATCATTATTTTTTACAGCCCAGCCATTAGGGCGATAATATGCTAAAACATCTGCTACTAAAACTTCTTTTGTCATTATGCACCAATTTCCATTAGAACGAGTGTTGAAGTTGAAGATGCAACTCCGGCCTCTGCGCGGCTCAAGTTGTTACCAGAACGAAATTGTGTTTTGTATGTTGTTGCAGAAGTAGTTGCTGGGCTATCTAAATAAACTGTTGAGGTAGTAGCAACATCGTTAGTGGCTGAACCACCATTTTCTCCGGCTCTGTCTTCGAAAGTAATAATTGTTGTTGCGCCTCGTAACAATATAAACTCGCCCCAAGTTTGGTTATTTGCTTTTCCTGTTCCTGATTGACTTACAAATGCTAAAACTTTGCTGGTTGCAGAGCTTGGAGTAATTGACAGAGATAAACCTGTATCAACAAAAGTGTTTGTTGCACTTTGTGTCCAAGAACTATCTGTTGCCATAAGCACTTGCAAAACCTTTCCACCTCCAGCCGGAGCCGCCCATTTTAAGCCAGTGGCCGTTGTTGAATCGGCAGTCAGGACAGTTGCATTGGCTCCAACCGCAAGACGAGCTGGTGTATCGGCTGCCGTTGCAGTAATTAAATCGCCCTTAGCGTCCACAATTGCATTTTGAATTGCGTTGCTATCGTCAAAGCCAACCCAGGCTGCACCTGAATATGTCAGCACCGCATCGGTGTCTTTAAGATAGCAGCACTGCCCTTCTTCCGGCGAGGTTATAGCTGCATCCCGAGCTGCTGCTGAGGCAAAGACTAGAACGCCCTGCATCAAGTAGCCATTAGTGTCTGCGGCAGTTAAAACCTCCCCGGTGGTGAATGTCTTAAAGCCAAGTCCTGCTGCCATATTTCCTCCTTAGTAACTCAGCACACTGGTATCCAGTATGCCATGAAGCGTGCTATTTAGAATGAAACCATCGATTATGGGTTCAAGTGTCGTCATACGAACCCGCCATGAATTCGGTGTTATGTCCATCGACTTACCGAATACTTGTAGGGTCTTGGTCAGGGTTGTAGATCCTGGCTGGTTGGTGGTGATAGTAACTGGGTCAAAGTAATCCAGATCTAGGGCTGCAATGATTCCGGCATCGTAGTTGGCCGTGTATAGATCCAGGAGGATTTCGTCACATCTCACGCTTGTCTCAGCTCTTGACGCGACATAAGCCTGAGCGTAGTTAAGGGCGGTGGCGGTGTCCTGCATCAGTAGGTTTTGCTGGTTATAGGAATGCAGGAAGTACTTGGCGATGCTGGCCGCATCTGACGCGCTCTGAGTAGCCAGGCCCGTAGCCGTAATATTGGCCTCGTTATACACCAGGGTGTCGTTTGTGACCCAGGTGGCGTTGAAATAATCAATCTCCGTGCCGTTATCGTTAAAGACTACTGGGGGCGCAGCTACGCTGGAAGCAGTGAGGTTCCTATCCTGGAAGACGAAGGATCCGGCGGCATCCACATAAAAAGCCCCGAATTCTGTCGTCTCGATTGTCTGACACGCCGCCAAAGCGGTTCTGGCCGTGCCCGGATCTGCCTGAACTGTCGTCAAACCCGGATCTACATCCCTCATGGAATTAGGCCAGGAAATAGCGTCCAGAAGATTATTAATTCTGGCCCCAGTTAGTTGACCTGCGCTAGTGCCTGCCACGGTAGAAATCTGAGCGTTCTGGGCCAATCTGAAGGCATCGACTGCATTTATGACCGTGTAAACAACATCGCCAACGGCGGATTGTGGGGTGGTGGTTGTGTAGGAAGTAATGAATCCGCTAAAGACTGGGTAAGTCACGCCACCATAAGTGGCAGTTATCTGAACCTTACGCATAGGCGTGAGAAGCTGATAATAGGGCCCTGAAATATTCATTGGGTTAAAATCACCGTTCTGATCAACAATGCGCAGGGAAAGCGTGCCAGTCTGGAATTGGTCTGCCTGGGCATTTCTGCCGCGCTTGGTACTAATTGAGTCCACCACATTTGAAACATCGACAATCACTGAGGCAGAGTCAGCCAGGATGTTTGTACCCAGAATGCCCTGATCTAAAATAAATGATTGTGCAAAGCTAGGTCCAGTGCTGAAGTTAATATAGGCGTTGATCACTGGCATTGTCATGCGGGCAACGCTCCAGCGTAGGTTGTCAAGTAGCCGCGCCGTGCGATTTCATTCAGAGCAGTCTGCACCGCATCCACAATTGTATTTTCATCAGCCATAGATGGGCCAGTGTTTACCACCACGGTGACGGCAGCCTTGGCATCCACATTGGCATCTTTTCGCTGCTCTGGATTGTAATCGCGACCAGGAACGAGCGCGGGTGTGCCGTCAGGCATCGCAGGCGGAATATTAGTTGGCGGCACATAATTACGGTCAGGTTGTTGGCCTGGATTAAATGTAACCCCGGGAACACGGCCCGTGATATTAGTGAGCGCAGTAGCTGCTGAACCCGCTGAAATAGCCAGGTATTTTAAAGCATCGGCTGCTTTAATTTCTTGATCTAGCTTTTCTTTCTGGGCCTTGACTAAAGCATCATTGGCGGCTTGAGCAGTCTTGCCAGTCTCATCCAGGATGGCTATCTGAGCCCGAATGCGGGCCTTTGTCTCTTCATCAGTGGCCTGGTTTAGAGCTGCATTTAGGCCTATGCGCTCTAAATCAAACTTCTCCTTGAGCTTGTCTAAGGCTGCTTGATCCTTCTTCATCTGGGCTTCTTCTTTAGTAGCTTTATTCTTAGCGGAGAGCATGCTCAGCTCATCAGCTTTGGCCTTTTTTAATTTGAGGGCCGCCGCTTTATCAGCTTCAGCCATATATTTATTTGCCGCTGCGCCACCGAATTGGCGGCGCGCCAACATGTCAGATTTAGCATTAGCTTCGTTAAATTCGCGTGTTTGAGTGAATGGGTTTGTGCCCTTTTTGTTATAGATGAAGAACCCAGCAATTGTAGCCAAACGCGTTAGTTTTACGATTGCGTCACTAATGCCCTGGGCGAAGGCATCAATTCCTTTAAGTGCGCCTTCAAATCCGTTGGCCCCGCCTAATTCAGTCATTGCCTGAAGTAAGCCTTTGCCAATCGTCTCTTTGGCATTTTCGGCTGCAACCGTGAGTTTGTCTAACTTGCCAGCATAAGAGTCTGCGGCAACCGTGGCCTGGCCAGCCGATACCTTAGCGACCTGCTTTAGGATGTCTTCGAAGGACATTGCTGCCAGTTGAGTCTTGCTTAAACCTAAGCCGTATTTGAGCAGGCCACGCGTATTTCCCGCATACGCCTTGGATAAATCAGCAGCTACTGAGATGACATCAGAACCACTCAACGCACTGAGATCTAGCGCAGTTGCAAGTAAATCCTGCGATTGTCTCCAATCACCAGTGGTAGTAACCAGCTTCTGGAAAGCCGGGCGCAGCTGATCATCGAGAACTCCGAACTGGGCCTCAAGCGTGCTTATAAAATCTTTGATTTGTGGGTTGGCGTAACTGAGGCCAAGATTGTCCAGAGACTTAGCCAGAACCTTGGCGGCTTTGTCATCTGCCGCAAATGCCTTAACCGAAGCCTTGCCG